GTTTTACCTTCAAGCGTGGCATGCTCATGTGGGGGCCTCCAGGCTCCGGTAAAACCAGTGCTATCTGGCAAATGACCCAACGCCTTATTCAGGATTTGAAGGGTGCAGTGCTCTTTGTGGATAATCCACAGACTGTTATTTGGTGTATTAATATTCTAAGGCGCATTGAGCCAAAGCGTCCCATTATCACGGTAATGGAGGATATTGACGCTATTATCAGTCAACACGGTGAGCACACTCTACTGGCTCTGCTAGATGGTGAGTTCCAAACCGATAATGTGGTGCATATAGCTACCACGAACTACCCCCAATACCTGGATAGGCGCTTTGTTGACAGGCCATCCCGGTTTGACACGATCATGGAAATTGGCATGCCCTCGGAAGCAGCCAGAAGGGTCTACTTCAAAAACAAAGAAGTTGATTTGTCAGATGACGAACTTGAGCGCTGGGTTGAATTGACCGAGGGCTACAGCATCGCACATTTGAGGGAAGTCATTATTGCCATCAAATGCTTTGGTCAAACTGAGAAGGATGTATTTGAGCGCCTTGACGCAATGCGCGATGCCATCAAAGTAAACGAATACGGAGAGTCACGTGGGAAGGTTGGGTTCGCAGTTCAAGCCTACCCTATTAAAAAGCATAGGTAACACATGGACTGGGTAAGGTTCTTAGATGAAAACAATATCCCGTATGTCACTCGTGGCCCGAATACGAAGCGTGGAGAAGTTTCTATCAAATGCCCCATGTGCGGAGACGACGATCCCTCAGAGCATCTCGGTATCAATCTGCAAACTAAGGCATGGGGATGTCATAGAGATCCAAGTCATAGGGGGAAATCTACACATTTCCTCATCCGGGCAATCCTACGTTGTTCCATACAGCAGGCCAAATTCATATCCACACAGTATAACAAGGCTGACCCTGACACTTTAGATGCTATGCTAGCCTCGCTTCAGGATACAGATCCACCAGATATTGAGGCAAAACCTGTTGACCTGGAACCGTACTTCAAAACTTTCCATAAAATAAAGTCACGCGGGTTTACCAGCCGGTTCTTCAGATATCTGCAAGCCCGTGGCTATGAAAACCCGCACGACATCATCAATACCTTTGAGTTGCGTTGTGCATTAGCAGGCACCTACAAGGATCGGATAATTATGCCTGTCAGGCACAACGGTGAACTGTATGGCTGGACCAGTAGGGCATTGGGTGCCCCTAGAAATGCCCCGCGCTACCTGATGTCCAGTGAACTGGTCAAAGCCACGGTCTTCCATTTTGACACTGTTAAAAAAGGCGGAACAAGGCTGTTCGTGGTTGAAGGCCCATTTGACGCTATGAGGATTAACGACCACTCATATGCTGACGTACACGCAACATGCACATTTGGGACTTCTCCAACAATTAGTCAGATAGCCTTACTCAGAACATTGGTTAAAAAATTCGATCAAACCTTTGTACTGTTTGATGAAGGGGCAGAAGGCCCTGCAATTAATTTGGCTGAGTGGATTAATGCACGAGCAGCTTACTTGCCAAAAGGGGTTAAGGACCCCGGAGACCTAAATACCAAACGCATTGTTGAGCTCTTAAAGCCCGGCTTTAATGGCATTTTCAATCCTTCTTTAACTGACTTTGTAAACCAATATTTTGGTCCCAAAGCCACCACAAACCTATTCAAAAGCAACGCCCTTCTATCTAGAATAATGAAGTCCAAGCCTTGACCTTCTTAAGAATTAAGGTAATCCTAGGATGCATCTAACCAAGAGGGCAAGCCATGCACGAGATTGAGCGTGAAATCCTTGAAATTACCCATTACAAAATCCAACGGAAATTCTCAGGTAGGCAAGATTACCTGAAATCAATCTTCAACGCAGTGCAAAAACTCAAAAATGACGAATTTGATGAATTGACGGATGAAGCTGCATTGTGGGCCAATGCCTGTGTTGAATCCTACAACCGTGACAAAGACGCTGAGCTACCTGATTTCAACGAAGTAGGTGATCCCGATGACGCCGATGTCGATAGTGAGGACAATGGGCAGGAAGAACCCGTTGATGACGAGGTTGAAGATGAGGATGGATCTGAGGATCTTTCAGATTCCGATGACGACGAGGGAGATAATCAGGGAAGTGATGAACAACCCGAGATGGAAACTGAAGACGAGGCAGGAGTTCAACTTACCGGACTTGAAGAAGAAGTTGATGAACCTGAGGATACAGCACCTCGCAAAAAGACTAAACGAATTAAAGAACCAAAAATAAAGAAACCTACTAAACCACCCCCAGTACGCGAAGATGATGACAGTGACGTAGAGCTCGACAAATGGGGCTCCATGGTCGGCTCTAAAAACAGCCGTGCCTTGTCTATGTTTGAAAAGGGTGCTACAGCCGGTGAAGTCAAAGACCAGCTCGGTGGCACCTATTACAACATCCTCAAAAAAATGGTGTCACACGGACATAAGCTTGAAAAGAATGGCGCGGTGATTACACTCATTCACCTAACGGAAAAACGTTCAAGAGTTTCATCACCTAAGCGATCTAAGAAGTGATACTGGAGTGTTGAGGTTTCCACTGACCTAATGGATAAATGCACGGCCGGGCTCAATACTTCTCTAGTCTATGCCCGGCCGTGTACCTAATGCGACGTCATGATCTTCTTTCGCCCTACGCGTAGCGGGAGACATGGCGATGAGTGTTAGACGGACCCGCTGGGGCGTGCTCGCGAGCGTTCCTGGCTACACCGAGACAAGCTGGGCGCTGCACACTCAACCAGAGCGCCACGTAAAGGAGGTAATATGGCTACAGGTGATACCCCAATGATGGCCTCGTCGACCTACAGTTCCAATGCCTACAATCTGGAATCAATGCAAGGCCGATCAGCCTTAGACGATGAATGGACCCAGCAACTGGCACGCAGAGCACTCTTTGATAAAGATCCAGTCTCGCAAGCGTATCAAAGACTACCTTTAGTACAAGGAAAACCAATGTCTATACGACGCGTAGTTCAAATCTTCATTGCTGACCCGAATGAAAATATCCCACTTGAAGACTGCATGCTTCATGAAAGTGAAAGAAAGCTGACTGACGCTACTGATCAGGAACTGTTCTTTGAACTTGATATCAAAGGCATTCTTGAAAAGCACAATGCAAAGCGTACCAAGGTAATTGATAAAAAGGTCAAGGACCGGACAGAATACCTTGAGCCAGCTAAGGTTCGTGATTTGAAGATGGTCGTTGTTACAGTAGCGACTTTGTAACTAAGGCGGGGTAGCTCAGGCTGGTAGAGCATTAGGTCCATAACCTAAGGGTCGTCGGTTCAAATCCGCCCCCCGCAACACTAGGGCGAGCCGGGTAGGGGCTAAGGGCTTCTAATCCCACAGCTGAGGGTTCAACTCCCTACTCGCGCCGCCAATGGAGGTTAACATGACGTAGATTACCACGTGGCCCACCCTAGAGGTGGAAAGCAGTTAAAAAGAGTTCATATACCCTCTAGGAGCATCAAATGAGATCACATCTTAAAGTGAAGGTCTTTTCACTGACGTCTGAAATGTCATACATACGTCGTCAAGAAGAGAAATGGAAAACTAAAGCCAGAATAAACCGACAAAAACTGGCCCAATTCTATACTTTAGAAGCCAGAGAAAAAATCAACCAAAGCGTAATGTATTGTGAGTCTAATTTCTGGTCACAGTACTGGCACCGCCTAGACCTCAAATACCAAGCCCGCCATGCCCATCTTGCCTACGGTTGCATAAAGGGCGTCCCCTACCATAAAATGGAAACCATATGTTATGGCCCTATGAAGGGCTTTGGCGGCTATGAGCCAAAGTGGGAAGACGTCAGTGCCATGGTTGAGCGTTTTTCCAAGGATGAGCCCAATCAGCAGGAAATCAATCAAAAGGCTGCTGAGTGGATTACTGATGCCAAATCTTGGTATAGTGGCAATGAAGACCGCATCAAGCGTATGTGGAACGTAAAAGAAAATCAGCGCGAAAGCGCTGAGTGGAAAGCCAACTGGGTAGCTGTCAAAGAAAAGGCAAATAAGTGGAGAGAATCCATGGGCTACCCGACTAAGTAACACCAATTGGCCCCGATTTTCCAGGCTCTCTACCTTAGGGAGAGAGTGACCTTTCAGTGATGCTAGGTTGGGTCGGGGCCAATACTTTTTAGGTGATTAATGCTTTTTAGAAAATTCGATAAAGTTTCAGGTAAGGTACTCAAAACTACCCGCCCTCTAATAGTCACCACACAAGAGGCATACGTGCCTCCTGCACAGGGGAAAGACTGGTGGGCTACAACAACCACTATATGGAATATTGATGAAATCATGAGCCGTCGTATCCGTGACTGGCGAAGGCTCATGGGTGAAACCGGGCACAGTGGTGCCCGCAATCAAACCTTTAGAAAAGACCACAACTCGTCATATACTGGCACCCACTCAGTATTCCCTGCCCCACTGATGGAGATGATCATTGTTCGATATGCAGGTAAAGTTGGCAATACAATTTTGGACGCTTTTGCTGGAGGCCCACCTCGAGGCTTGGTATCCGCCATTATGGGATACAAATACACCGGAATTGAAATCAGAAGAGAACAAATCAGAGAAAACGAAACTACACTTAGTTCACTCAAAATAAAGGGTGCGTCTTATGTCCTTGGCGATGGTAGGCATCTTGACGGTGTTGGTCAGTACGATGTTGCCATTACCTGTCCTCCTTATTTTAATCTGGAACAGTACAGTGATAACAAGGATGACCTTAGCAATCATAGCAGTTACAATGAATTTAATGCTTCTATGTGGCTTTGTGCAAATGCACACTATAACCATCTTAAGCCAGGGGCATTCGTATGCATCATTGTCGGATTATTTAGGGATAAAAAAACAGGAGAACTAATAGACTTCCCAGCTCATACGGTAGAAAACTTCCGTGAAGCTGGATTTATTTATTGGCAGCACATTATCCTATCTAAGAACTTCGCATCAGCCGCAGTCAGAGCTTCAAATGCTTGGCTGGGCCACAAGCTTGTACCACGTCATGAAAACCTTCTAATTTTTAGGAAACCTGATGAAAAAGACACTATTAGCACTAGCAACAATTCTGGCACTTAATTCGGCGGCTTTCGCCCAATGTGGTTATTACGGTCAGGTTCCTTGTGGGCCACCGGCTCATGTATGGCCACGTGATGCAAGACCTTGGAATCCAGAACGGTTTGGTCCTGTATATCGAACTGATCCAGGCTTGTGTATTAACCGTAACGAATGCCGGGACCCAAGGCGGGGATTTCCTGTTTTCCCGCCCGTAGGCCCATACGGCCCTCCAGGTGTTCCGGGACCTGACTATTGGTAATAGATTGGCCCCATGTTGAGTCCGACATGAATGAGTGGCGTGAGTGGGCCAAAGGAGTTGGGATGAACAGACAGTACCTAGTTGACACGCTTGAACTAATACGACCTGCCTTATCCAAGAATGATACAGTTCCTATCTTCCAGTGTTTCACATTCGAACAGGGGTTTGTCACAGCCTATGACGACACTATTGCCATTATTGGACCTAACGACTCTGAAGATAATTTTGGAGTGCATGGCACTGTACTACTTGGCCTGCTTTCTAGTAGCTCTGCTGAGGAGGTAACCTTAGACCTAGACAAAAATGATCTTGTTATCAAAATGGGCAAAAGCGTCAGCAGGCTGCCTTACGTACCGAGTTCAGATTTTCTGTTTAAAGAACCAAATGGTAAATGGGAAAAAACACCCATTACCCTCAGTGTAATTAATGCCCTCAATCTATGCCTGCAAACAGTGTCTACTGATGAAACACAACTGGCTCTGCATGGTGTGACTATTGAACTAGACACCATGTTCTCTTGCAATGGGGATACCATCACACGTGTTAGGCTCAAAAATAGCATTGGTATTAATAGGGTACTTCTGCCTACTGCTTTTGTATCTAGTGTTCTGAGGCTATGGGAAAAACTTGAACTGACCAAAGGTCAATTGTGCTTCAACGATGAATGGGTATGGGCTGACTTTGACGATTGGGCTGTGTATGGTCGAGTACTCAAGATTGAAAATCCCATTGATTTTGATGCACTGATCAAACAGGCTACCAAAGGAAGTACCAAAACCGTACAGTGGCCTAAAGCACTCAATGAAGCCCTATCAAGGGCTAGGGTGCTGGCAGACCCTGAAAGCAAACGCACCGATATAGCCATAACCAAAGGCTACATCAGAATGCGTACTGAAACCCCTATGGGTGAGATCAAGGACGAAATCAAAATTGATGGACACCCAGATATCACCACTATGATAAATGCTGGTCACGTCCAGGAAGCACTACAGGCATGTGATAATATTGCTTTCCTTGAAAACTGCACCATGCTTGAGAAAGCACCGTCACTCCTCATGATAGTGAGTAATATGGGATGAAAGTAGTGATCAAAGAATGGGGGCTTGAATATTGGATAGTAAATAAATCAGCTTACTGCGGTAAAAAATTAGAACTATTCGAAGGTATGCAATGCAGCCTGCACCATCACAAGGTTAAAGATGAAACCTTTTATGTAGTATCAGGAAAGGTAGCATTTGAATTGGATGGTAGACATCAGGTACTAGAATCTGGGGATTCAATACATGTACCCCCTCTTGCTAAACATCGTTTTGGTGGGATTGAGCCCAGTGTAATAATGGAGTTCTCAACCTACCATTCAGATGATGATACCTACAGAGATGAGCCATCAGGGAGAATGGAATGAGAAAAGAGCCATATACTGAAGAAGAGTTTAATGAGATGGAGTATGATGAAGGCAAAACACGGGAATACTTTACTGACGTAGCTACAAATATGTTCATCCGAGCCAACAATATGCCTGCTGGTAAGTCCAAACTTAACTTAATGAGAACATCACTTTTGCTTTTCAAATACATAGATGACTTTGTTAAATGTTCATGTAAAGAACGGGAATAACAGAGTGTAGCTCAGCCTGGACAGAGCACGTGCCTTGGGTGCACGGGGTCGGGAGTTCGAATCTCTCCACTCTGACCATTTGGAGGGGAAATGTCTTTCTTTTTTAGTAAAGAAAAAGCTAAACCAACCGTCAAGCGTGCCCTCCCCAAATCAGCTAAGAATCAAAAAGAAACCTTAAACAGATTGGGGTGCCGTGCCTGCCCCTTGGATAAGGCTGACAATTGCTCACCCAAGATGCAGCCTGACTTGGCTGATCAAACTGATGTCTATGTATTAGGCAGTCAACCAACGGAGGCAGACGATGAGAAGGGAAGCTTCACGTCTAAAGAAGGCAATCTCGTTCGTTATTGCCTGGGTCGCATTGATTATGTATCTTTCGATTATATCATTCGTGATTACAGTGCTAATTCTTCTAGTAATTCATGGGTGGCCATGGAATGCTGTCGTTCGTTGATTACTAAATCAATTGAGCGGGCAAAACCCAAAATCATCATTGGGCTGGGTATTCTACCACTTCAATGGATGCTAAATTCCTCAGACATGATAGGGCTCAGAGGTAGGGTCTTTGCAGTCAAAGTGGGCAACCACTCTTGTTATTTCATGCCCACTTATGGCCCCGAGTATGTCATTGACAAGGCATTCAAGAAGTCAGACCCGCTGCGAAGCAAGTTTGGGCATGCCCTCAAGTTTGACATAGCCAAAGCCAAAGAACTGGCACTTGAGTTGGACCCTCCAACAATTGACACGCCACAAGCGGTTAGGGCGGGTATACAGGCGTTTAACGGCAAAGGGCGGGGGCAACTGCCCATTTTGCTTAAACTCATGAGTGAGGCTGCCAAGGCCGCTGAGAGGGCTATTGACCTAGAAACCAGTCACCTTAGGCCATACGCCGCAGGGGCCAAGATACTCACGGTAGCCCTGAGTACCCTAGATGCAAATTTCTCATTTGCACTAGACCACCCTAAGGCAGGGTGGACTGAAGATGAAAAAAAGCAAATCATCAAAGCACTGATAGCAGTGCTGGAGGGAGAAGGACGGCTAATAGCACACAACACCCCGTTTGAGGTTGAATGGTTGATCTTCAGACTGGGTAAGAAAGTTATCTATCATGAGGTTTGGGAGTGCACGATGATGCAGTCCCATTTCCTTGATGAACGACGAGGCAAACGCGGAGGGTCAGATGACCAGTTCCAACCAAACCCGTACCAAGCACTGGATTTCCTCGTCAAGCAATATTTCGGGTTGGCTTATAAGTCACTCTTTAAGCTTGATCGTAAGAATATGGCCAACGCCGATCTTGACGAAACCCTACTTTATAATGGTGCGGACACGAAATTCACATTACGCCTTTATTATTTTCAAACGAATCGTCTTAAACAAACAGGTCTATATCCTGCATATAAGCAAACGCGCGAAAGGCAACCCACTGTCGCCTTGATGCAGTCAATTGGCATTGACATCGATCAGGCTGAAAACAAACGACTCGAAAGGAAAATGAATGAAGAGGTCAAGACATGTGAGAGACGTATATTCGCAATTCATGAGGTTAAAGCTTTCATTGCAGAACGAAAGACGTTCAATCCGGCATCACAACCAGATGTTATCAAGATCTTTAAAGACTATATCAAAGTTGGAGATAAAATTATTAACGCTGATGGAAAGGAGTCAGTTGATAAAGGGGTCCTTGCAAAAATTGACCACCCCCTCGCCAAAGCAATCGAAGAGCACCGCAATAAAACGCACCTCAAATCAACCTACATCGACCCCTTCACGCTCGGCAAAGGTAACTTCATATGGCCCGACGGCAGGATCCACCCAAGTTTCAATACCACCTTCGCAGAAACAGGTAGGACAAGCTCCGACGAACCAAACCAACAAAACTGGCCAGTAAGAGTAGACAAGTGGCTACGCAAACAGATAGTGGCCCCTAAAGGTCATGTCCTCGTAGCTTTTGACTACGGGCAATTAGAAGCCTGTACATCAGCTATGTGTACGCAAGATCAAGTACTGATCAAAGCCATGTGGGAGGATTATGATATTCACATGGAGTGGGCAGTTAAGGCTGCCCACCGCCATCCTGATTTCATTGGTGGATTGAAAAATTTAAAGAACCCTGAAATCATGGGTAAGTTCAGGGGCAGGATCAAAAACAAGCTAGTATTCCCAGTCATTTTTGGAGCCGCTAATACCTCAGTAGCAGGCTATCTAAACGCGCCACAAGAACCAATCGATAAACTCATGAATGAGTTCTGGAAAACCTTTCATGGAATTTATTCATGGCAGCAGGAGACCATGAATGCGTACTACGCTACTGGTTTTGTTAGTGCTCCTACTGGTCGTAGGCGGCATTATCCTCTCACTAAAAATCAAGCAATTAACCACCCCATACAATCTGTGGCTTGTGATATCGTTTGCAGTGCTATGTGCTATTTATCTAATTATTCTGCTTATACAGGCAATTGGCATCTACATCCAATCATGAATATTCATGATGACCTAACTTTTTGCATCCCTGATAGTCCTAAAATCCTTGAAGAATCAATTGAAACTATCTACCGGGCAATGTTAAACCCGCCCTACAAATTCATCAATGTTCCCTTATCCGTAGAATGTTCAATCGGCACCAACTGGCTTGAAATGGACAAAATAGGGAAATTCTTTTCCAATAAGGATCTGTAGTGGATTCACTTTGGACCAAATACAGGCCTAAAACCTTTGATGATGTTTTAGGCCAAAACACAATTGTCCGCTCACTCAAAAAGGTAATCAAAGATGCACGTGCTCATGCTTTCCTCTTTAACGGCCCTAGCGGGACTGGAAAAACTACTCTTGCCCGGATTCTTGCTATGTCTTTTGCTGCTGGGGGTAGCAGCATTAATCTCGTCGAAATAGATGGTGCATCACAATCAGGTGCTGATGCCGCTCGTGAGTTAGTAACCAGGAGTCTGTACCGAGCAATAGGTGGTAGTCCAGTCAAGTTCATCATCATAGATGAAGCACACAGGCTTTCAAGCCAAGCGTGGACGGTGTTATTGAAACCAGTTGAAGAGCCACCGCAGCACGTATACTATGCTTTTTGCACTACCGAAATCTCCAAGATACCCAAAGCTATCATCACTCGGTGCACACGCTATGACCTAAAGCCGGTTAAAGAAGAAATTATCTTTGATCTGCTGTGCAGCGTATGCAACGGAGAAGAGATAGAAACTACTGACGAAATATTAGAATTAATTGCTGAGAACAGCAATGGGAGCCCCCGTCAAGCACTGGTATATTTGGAAGAGTGCTATTCCGTAAAAAACATTTCTGAAGCGCGAGAGTTGATGCGTGCTTCAGGCCAAAACAAGGAGGTTATAGATCTAGCCCGCTGGCTAGTCGCTGGTAAAGGTCACACATGGGCCGCCGCAATGAAGTTTGTCCATGACCTTGAAGGCCAAGACGCTGAAAGCATCAGAATAGTCCTACAAAACTACTTTGCAGCTGTACTAATCAAAACCAAAAGCGATAAAACAGCAGCACACTTGCTTGGATTAGTTGACGCATTTCGCACCCCCTACCTACAATCAGATAAATTAGCACCCCTGCTTTACTCCCTAGGCTTAGCCATGAGGTTAGACGCATGAGAACCCTGTTAATCAGAGCAGTAGTATTGACGGACGGTGAAAAATATCTAGTTCACGGCAGTGATAGTGAAACACCCCAAGAGATGTTCAAGGCTATGCAGCCTATTTGGGATTTTGATCCCAGAAGGGAAACAGCGCACTTTGTAGAATTAACGGTACACGTACCTGAGTGGGAAAAGCCATGGGTAGCGGAGGCTAGGGAGTATAAACATTATGATGGCCATGATGAATTGACTCTCGCAGGCCCCGATCCTCGTATGAGCTTGACCCTTCATGACCTCCATATCTCTAAATGATCTCCAAAAAAACTTATCCATCGATAAAATGGTTCTTGATGATGAAGTCATCAGACAACCCATGCTATTTTATGAAGTGAGCGATCAGCTGACAGATGCCTTAGCTGAACGTGACGCTGCGAAAGAGGAGCTCGCTGTTGTTGATGCGGAGCTCGACAATTCTTGGCGCAAGAAACTTGCTAAAGTCAAAGATAGGGTTACAGATAAAGTTGTTCAGAGCTGCGTCCTAACCAGCCCAGAACATGAAAAAGCCTTTCAAACCTACTTACACGCCAAAACAAAAGCCGACAGGTTCCTCGCATTGAAGGAGGCTTTCCAGCAGCGCAGTTTCATGCTAAGAGATTTGGTAGCCCTTTATTCAGCCAACTATTATGAAACGACTTCATTGAAACCCTCAAAAGCACAGGATATATCACACTACCATTCAAATAGAGCGCATATGAATGACGCACGAGTAGCCAGAAAGGTGATTAATGGCAAAAATAGTTAAAAAGGAAGAGCGTGGCTTTAGTTATAAGAAGCGCAGCGCAGAGACGCTTAAAGAACGGGCTAACATGAAAGGTGGCAATTTCGACACCTTTGTAAAACCCAAGTTCAAACAGTGGAAGCCTAAAGAAGGCAAAAACCTAATCCGTATCCTCCCCCCTACCTGGGAACCTGATGATGCTCCATGGCAGGAAACTGCCCATTATGGTTTAGACATTTTCGTCAACTATAACATTGGTGCTGACAATCAGGCTTATTTGTCCTTGAATAGGCACCTTAAAGGGGAAGATCCACTTGCAGAAGCTAAACGCGAAGCACAACAAGAAGGCGAAAAGGAATTCGCCAAGAAACTCAGCCCCACCCAACGCATCCTTTACTGGATCATTGACAGAAATGACGAGGATGAAGGCCCCCTATACTGGGCAGCGCCTTTCACATTTGATAAGTCACTGTCAAATCTTTGCATTGACGAAGATACTAAGGACGTAATTTTCATTGATGACCCTACTAAGGGTCGCGATGTACGTTTCTACAAAGAGGGCACTGGGCTCAATACCAAGTATGACTCGAGCAAGATGAAAGTGCTTGGCCCATCGTCTATTCACGAGGACGAAGGTATTGAAGAGGAGTGGCTTGAGTTTATTACTGAAAACCCATTGCCTTCAATTCTTAACTTCTATGACTATGAACATATCAAGGGTAGCTTTGACGGTCAGATTGGTAAGTTTGATGATGATGAAGAGGATGACAAGCCTGTGAAAAAACCTGTGAAAGGTCGACAACACGTAGGTTCAAGGAGGCACGACCCTGATGACGAAGAGGAAGCTCCTGAAGAAATTGAAGAAAAACCACGTTCACGCCGCCGCCCACCTGTTGAAGATGATGATGATGATCCAAAACCCATACCAAAGCGCCGTAGAGTTGCGGATGATAATGACGATGATGAAGATAACTCGCCCCCTACGAAAAGCCGCCGTGGGAGGAATGAAGATGACGATGAGCCAGAGACAGAAGGCCGTCGCGGCAGCCTTCGCGAAAAACTAGCTGCGAGGCGTCGCAGTCGCGACTCAGACGACGATTGAAAGCATTATAAAGCGGTCAGGACGGGATCCAGTTCAGCTGGACACCCGTCCTCTTAGTATAATTATGAATGACTATTTTCCGTATGAGCGTTGGGCTAAAGAGCAAAATGTGATTAATCGTGCTGGTTACCGCACATGGTACGAATTATTGAAGGCTAGACATGCCAAAAAACAGCGCCGCACCTCCTGACCCTCATTACCAGCTGACCCTTTTACTACTCAACGAGTTCAAAAATAAATTTACCGAACTGGCAGCCAGGGATTTAGCAGACCCTGTTGTGCTATCAAGGTTGAGCACGGTAGCTCTAAGCCAGCTAGCAGCTATGCTAGCTGTTGACGTAGGGATGAAACAAGATCAATTTACTGCTGTGTGCCGTTCAAATTTTGAAGAGGCGTTTAAACGTGCCCCCAGATTCGGCTAAGCGTAATAGGGCTGTCCTACAGCCAAGAAATTCATATTTCACTTCAGCTAAGGAGAACATTCAATTTGTTAGTTCTGGCTGTGCTGTTCTTGATTGCGCTCTTGGCGGTGGTTTTGCTCTGGGCCGCACGGCGAACGTGGTAGGTGACAAAAGCACGGCTAAGACCGGCACCGCTACGGAAGTCATGATCAACTTTACCAGAGCTTATGATGGTGCCGTAGCCTACCGTGAGGCTGAGGCAGCGTGGGACAATGCCTATGCCGAGGCCATGGGGCTACCCCTTGACAAGATTGACTTTGGTGACCCGGAGAAACCACTTGAAACCGTTGAAGAATTTATCCGTGATTTCGATAGTTTCCTTGAGAACCAAACTAAGCGAAAGAAGCCGGGCTTATACGTTTTGGACTCGTTGGATGCCATTTCAGATGAGGATGAAATGGACAGGGATCCAAGCAAGGGTACGTACGGTGGAGCTAAAGCTAAAAAACTTAGTGAATTCTTTAGACGTCTAACCAGACGGCAGGAAAAAGCCAATGTGCTGCTCCTTATTATATCTCAAGTGCGAGACAATATTGGTGCCCTATTTGGTGAGAAGCACAAGCGCAGCGGGGGGCGAGCACTTGATTTTTACGCCTCACAAATTGTGTGGCTTGCACACATTAAACTCCTCAAACGTTCAATTAACAACATTGAGCGACCCTACGGAATTGAAATCAAAGCCAAAGTAAAAAAGAACAAGGTAGGAATGCCCTTCCGTGAAGCTGACTTCCAGTTTGAATTTGGCTACGGAATTAATGACTTGCTTGCCAGCATCAACTGGCTTGAAGAGGTAGACAGGCTTGCTGACTTCAATCTGAAGAAATCAACACTCAAAAACTACATCAAAGATCTCAATTTAATGTCTTCAAAAGAATACTTTGAGGAACAAAAAGCTGCTGCTGAGGTAGTCAAAAAGGTTTGGGCTGAGGTCGAAGAAACGTTCATACCAAAACGGAGTAAGTATTCATGAGCCGATGCTGTATTGTAAATTCTCTTTATGGTCCACTCATAGTCAATTCCTTGGATGTAAGCCTAGGTACAACAGTCATTAAAACAGGAACACATGAACAAGACGCTATCAACATTGGCCTGAATATTATTGGAAAACAACTTGAATTACGTGGACACGGCGTCAGCGTTCTTGATGTTGGAGCAAACATTGGTGTGAACACGGTAGCTTGGGCCAAATCCTTGATAAAAGACAATGTCATGGTTGGATCCGTCATTGCCTTTGAACCGCAAGAGAGGGTTTATT